ATTGACCGATGATGAACTGTCTAAAATACAAGAGATATTAGGCGCGGATAATGAAGATTACTTTACGCTTGATTATTTCTTGGGCTTGTGGGATGATATTTTCAATTGTAACGGTAATTGCTACACCGATTATGTTAGCGGTAAAACGTTTAACGACTTGTTTAATTACCTACGCAGCATACACGTAGACATAGACAACGCCATATCAGAGGGATGGGCGGTAAAACAAGAGGAGGTTAGCCATGGTTGCTAAAGTAATATTTTGGGTATCGGTTGTAATTTTCGCACTGTGGTTATTCCCGTTGGAATACACGATTATAACATTTTTTCTTTATTTAATCAGTTTGGTGACTCGTAAAAGGAAATTTGAACAAGACTAAAACACACACAATATGAACAGGGAAGAAAGTATAATAGTAGCACTATGTAGATGCGCAATGGCAGTAAGCCCTACAGATGCAACTAAACATCAAATATTAAGGCTAAGAAGATACTACGAAACGGTTGACGGCAAAGGGGAAATTGCAAAAGCTATAAAAGCAATATCAAGCGCAGATAACGAAGATGCGTATTTTAGAGTAATAAAATCAAAAACAACCATATGATTACACCAATCGCAGTCGGATACGTTATCGCCATATCGGGCATGGCGGTTGCAGCGTTTATTATGTGCCGTAATTTGGTTAGAATTTGCGCCATACAGAAAGAACAAATTGATAAGCAGAAATCCGCTATGGAGCAAGCAAAGAAAGCAATATCACGTATGCAGGGGGTAATAGAGAACATAAGTACATTGGCAGAGAAAAGCAATGACAGGTATAAAATAGAAATTGAGCATTTACAATCACAGATAAAAGACTTACAGAAATGATACTATCAGAACAATGCTGCCTTTTAGAGCAGTCGCAGGAATTAGAAAGGTTGGGAGTAACGGCAGAAAGTCAATGCGTGCATATGCGAAGGGCAAGAGGTAAAGAAGATTTTGAAGTAATGCACGTATCAGATTTGCGTGTTGATTCGGAATATTGGGTTCTATATGAGCAAGCCTACACGGTTGCGGAACTTGCACGACCTGTAGCGCAATGGGTTGGAAACAATGCGCCGAGTGCTGAACTAAGGGAAGTTATGGATAAATGGGCAGAGGCGCAAAAACAAAACGAAGTTGCCATTTTATATAACCCTCAATTCCTTGCTGACTGCCTAATACACCTACTCGAAAAAAATCTACTCACCGCCGAGCAAGTAAACGAGGCAATAAATAACGGGAAATGACAGCCGAACTAAAACAACAGACCGAATTAATATCCGTTTATGACGGTTATGTAAAAAACGATTTAACAGCAATATTGAACTATTTGTAGGTTTGGAAAATAGGACATATACCCCAAACGGTTCTCCTAATTTATTTGATGTAGACACAGACAAATACCACACCGCGGACGATTGGTTAATGCCAGTTGCGCGAAAGGTTTGGTTACAACTTTTTAGGTTAGTACACAAAATTGAAACAGAAGGCTGCAATCTTGCTTGGACTGATGAAGAAAAAGAAGCTATATTATTAAGGCGACAACAAAGAGCAGAGTATCATCTACAGCAAATAAAAGATAGTGCAGTCGTATCAATAGAAAGTACATTCACCGCCTGTTACAATGCAATCGTATTCTTGAATACATTAAAAACAGCAGCATGACAACACAAGAACACCTTGCTTACATAACTAACTATATTCAGGTACATTGTCCTGATAAAAAACAAGAAATAAAAAAGTGGATAGAAAGTTATGATGTATCTGTTTGTCCCCCGGAGATAGGATTAGAATTGGGTACGGAGGTAATAATAATTAATAGGTGTTATTCAACTTTTTTAGGTGAGAACATGTTTGATAAATTCTGACAACAATAAAAGATTTACAAAAAATAATTTGAATTAATTCAACCCCAAAAACATAAAAAATGAAAAACAAAATAAAAATCTTAAAAATAACACATAATATTATTTTTAAAGATGAAGTAAAAATACAGGCATTAGGAGACTGTGGTAGAGTATTTGATAGCATTTTTGGAAGTAAAATATTTTATCTAAAAAATGGTGATAAACAAATAATCAAAATGCGGTCAAAAGATGCTAAACTTTTAGATGAAGGAGAAGTGTTAGATTTTGAAGATATTTGCAACGGAGAAACTGCTTGGCAGTTTAGTTGGGATTGGCATTATTAATTATTTAAATATTCGGCGAGTCATTCTCGCAAGTGGTTTTTGAACGAAGTAAAATTCGCACCAGTCAAAAACGGCTATACAGCTGGGAAAGACCGCACAACTCGGCACGAGTAAAGATGGTGCGAAAATACCTTATTTACGGGCTTGGTCGCTCCTCTGAATAAGGGTAGATTGTGTAGAGGAAGACTAGCCGTAGAAATACGCGTTATCAATGGTAGAAAGGTTCTAGTGCCGTCTTCGTGTGGGTTCAAGTCCCATCACAATTGCAGTTAGCCTTCTGTAAAAAGGCAATTAAACCCCTCGAACTGGAGGGGTTTAGAAAATATTAACTTAAAACAAAAAAAATATGAACATTAAAATTTTTAAAACAAAAAAAGAATTTGAGAAATATGCTAATGAGCTTTTTGATGATAGTTTTGTTAGGTTATCTTTAAACAATAGCAATCCAAACATTCCTTATGTCGCTTATGCCCGCTACATCGAAAAAACAATTCATGGCGAAGATGCAAGCGAATTAAGAGGATTTAAACCAAGTCAAAATCAAAAAATTACTGATAGATTGCAAGAAGAATTGATTAAGCTTTTAACTAAAGATGCTGAAGAAATTGTTTTAACGAATGATCTTTCTCAAGTTCATCTTATTGCTGAAAAACATGATGGTAATTTACAAGTTGCAATAAATAGATTAATTGATTCAAGTGCATCATATTTGGAAGCGCACGAAAAAAAGCATATCGACCCAAACAATAATATTTGGCTTTTTATCGGCAATCATGAAGTTTATTTGTCAAAAAGACAAACAATAAAAATCAACCAAGCAATTCAAAATAAACTTGATGAATACTGGGCAGAAAATCAAACAGAAGACGAGAAAGAAGCGACTAGAGCGGAAAAGCTTTGGGAAATGAATGAGGGGAGATAGTATGAACGAATGGCAACCAATTGAAACGGCTCCAAAGCATGATAAACTAAAAGATTCTGTTAATATATTAGTTGAATTTAACCGCAGGAAAATCATTTGTGCGGTTAATGGGACTGAGAATTATGAGGAGGCTTTGGAAAAAGAATATTTTAAATATGGAGGAAATCGATTGGAAGAATTAATGGGCAAAGACCTTACGCTTGATAAAGTCTTAATTGCTATTAAACAGCGTGGTTATTATGACGACATTTGGTTTGGTGAAGACGATGATTGTTTTTTGCATTTTGATATTAAAAATTTATCTTGGGACTTACTCAAGCGGACACTTGAAGAGCAAAGCGAAGAGACGCAAAGGGCTATTTATGAATTTTTGGGGGGTGAAAATGAGTAAAGGTAAAATATTTACAGCACAAGAAGTGCAAAGTATACTATCAGGGAATAAAACAATGTTTAGGGAGGTGATTAAAGTTCAACCTCCAACTTACATAAAAAATGTAAATTTTGCAGGACAAGGAACTTGGGAATGGGGAAATAGCGGCGTATATGTGGAGGAGCCTTATCAAAAAGGACAAATGATTTTTGTAAAAGAGAGTTTCAATATATTTGCTGGTCAAGTTGCTTACAAACAAAACTTAGCTAATGCTGAAAGATATATTTGGAAACCAGCTTCACAAATGAAGCAAGAACAATCACGCCTAACCCTGCAAATAAAAGAGATTAGGGTTGAACGCTTGAAAGATATTTCAGAATTTGAAGCTTTTGAAAAAGAAGGTATGCCGTCTGGCACTCCTATATATTGGTTTGCAGAAGAATGGAATAAAAAACACAAAAAACCAGAAGAGAAGTTTGAGGCTAATCCTTGGGTTTGGTCAATTCAATTCGAGGTAGTGAAATGAGTAAAAAATATTATTATACTTGTCCAATAAAAACAGCTTATATGAATCATGAATTTGGCGTCATAACTTATGTTGAGCTTTCTATAGAGAGTGAAATTTATAAATATTTTATTAAAGATTGGAATCACAGAGAATTAAAACTTGATCCAAAAGAAAAACACTATCGCGACAAATATTATGTCGCCAAAGAATCAGAACATATTTTTGAGCCAAGAAATTATGATTTAGCTGGATTTACTAGAGATGATGATATTTCAACTATTGCACAATATGATGAAGCAAAAAAAGCTTTTATAAACGGAAGTTTTAGGATTTTAAAAAAATATAATCCAAAAATCATAATACGAGACAACAAACAATTTTTTATGCCTGAGGTAGAGAATGACTAAAACAACAAATTACGAAATATCAAAAAAACTCAAAGAGATTGGGTTTAAAGCTAACGCTGAAAAATGCTGGGCAAAAATAAGACATTCTGTATCGAGTGAATTTAGTTTAGTCAATTTAGATTTTGCAGTTCCTCAAAATTGTGATGAATGGGTTTTGTCTTACGATTTAGAGACATTGCTTGAATTTGCCTTTAATTATATTAGTGATTTTAAAATTTTTTACAATCATGTGTTTATTGCTGATTATTGGAATGATGGTAAATATGAAGTTATTGACGAATTATTAGTTGATCGTGAGCAATCTTTTAAATCTGTAAATGGAAAAGTAATAAGAGAATATAAATATAACTACGCAGAAATTGTGGCAAAATTGATTATTAAACTTCACGAGAAAAACTTAATTAAATTTTAATATGAAAAAATATATAGCGGTTATTGACAAAGATTTTGGCGTAGTATTTCCCGACTTTGATGGTTGCGTAAGTGTAGGTAAAGACCTTAAGGACGCAATAGAAATGGCACAGGAAGCATTAGAGTTTCATGTGAGCTTTATTCGTGAATATGATGAGGAATTGCCTGAACCAAAAACATTAGAGCAGGTTAAAAAAGAATATCCCGATAATGTTTTTAAATATCAACCAATTTTTATAAAATAATGAACGATACCGCTGAAAATGTTATAGTAAAAATATCAAATCGATTACTTTTAGTTAAAATCGAAAAAGATATTGTTGGAACTAGCAAAGAGCCAAAGCTTTTTTCTGAAAAATCGGAAAAAACGGACGGCGAAATTATTAATATTAACTTTTAACAAATGAAAGAAACCAAAACAGCTTATATTTTAGCTTTAATCAAAACAAAAGGTTTTGTTGAAGCGAAAAACATAAATCAATTAGCTTTAAAGCTTGATATTAAGCCCGAAAATTTAAGAGCTATAATTGACGCAATTGAAGTAGCAAATGCGGTTGATGATAAAGCTAGGCACAATTACCATGATTATTTTTTTAGGGGTAAAGGCAAAAGGAAAAAAGGAACATTAATTTTATGCTATAAATGGGCTGATGAGTCAAAAAGTATTTTAAGCGATAAAATGAACGAAATTTTGGGGGTTAAATAATATGTTTATAACATTAAAAAAACATAAAGAAATTGAAGCTAGTTTAAAAGCTGATTTAATAGCCAAGGATGAACTTATTAAAAGATTACTTGAAGAAATTGTAGAAAAGGAGCAAGAAATAAAAGAATTACAACAAACATTAGAAAAATTGGAGGTTAAATAATATGATAAAATATTTACTTTTATTAACTTTAATAAGTGGCATTCATTACAACTTTTTTTATGTTTTGTGGTTTATGATAAAAAAAAGAAATGACTCAGAGTTTGACGGGTTTTATTTTGCAGCATCGGCAAATGTTGTATTTGTTTTTTGGATTCATTTTTTCAATTTAATATAAGGATAATATGGCTAAAAAAGATTTACAAAGAATAGATGCGGAAGGATATTTACATGTTGAAGATAAAAACATGGATAAAATAAAGCCTTTAGCTGATGTTTATGAAAAATTATCAAGAATTTATACTCTTTTAAAAGGGCATCAATATGAAATAATTATTAAAGATACGGAGCTTGATGAAGAATATAGTCTAGAAGATTTATTTGATGGAAGGAATCAAGATCAAGTAGATTATCTTTTTAAAGACTGTTTAAGAATTCAAGTAGCTTCGCAAATGCAAGATGATTATAATTTAATTAAAAAATGGGCTTACAATGATAAACCTGATTTTGATATATAATTATGACCGAAAACGAATTGAAAGAAAAAACACTGCAAGATTTAAATAAATTAATAAGTGATTATCATAATTACGAAAAAAGTTTCTTGCCAATTGATTTAAAAATTTTGGCTGAAAATTGTATAAAACTAATAAATAAAGATTTTTAAAAATAATTCTTGACTATTAATTAAGCTAGTATTATCATGATTGCAAGCACCACATAAAAACCTTTTTAAAAATATTAACTTAACTTAAAAAATATATGAAAGAAAATACAAAACCAAATGAAATAATTAAAATCGAAAACTTACAAATTGAGCTATCAAAGGACTTTTTGACAAATCCTGAGAACATTAAAAAAATCCAAGACGGAATTGAAGCTTTATCAAAAAATGTTTATGATTTTTCGACTGAATCAGGAATAAAAGAAGCAAAAGAATTAAAAACCCAAGCAAATAAATTTGTAAAGCAGTTAAAAGAGTTTTGCGAACCACTAGAGGCAGAGGGGAAAAAAATTGCTGATATTAGAAGCTCTATAACCACAAAACTTGCAACTGGCAAAGATGCAGTTATCGATAAAATTTTAGCACCAGTTTATCTAGTCGAAGATAAAATTAAAACTTTACAAACAAAAAGGTTTATCGCCTCTTTAAACGCTCAAGACAATCTCAACAAAATTAATGAAATAGAATCATTAAAAGATTTTAACTGGCTTGCTTATAAAGATGAAGCATTAACATTGCTAGAACAACATAAAACTTTTTTAGATAATGAAAAAATCAAGTTTGATAAAGAAGCAGAAGATAAAAGAATTGCCGAAGAAAACACAAGATTAGAAAGAGAAGAGAAAATTAGGGCAGATGCGAAAGAGAAAGCTGATAATGAGGCAAGAAAAGCCATTGAAGAAGCTAATCGAAGAGCTGAACAAGCGGAGCAAGATGCAAAAAGAAAATTGCAACAAGAGGCTGATGATAAATCTAAATTAGAAGCTAAACAAAAAGCTGATGATGAGGCTAAAGCTAAAGATATTGAAAATCAGAAAAGGGTTCATAATGAAATAGCACAAGACCTTTTAAAATATTTTGATAAAATAAATGAAGAGCAAGCCAAAGATATTGTTAGGCTATTTGCTATGAATAAAATCAGAAACTTAAAAATTACTTATTAATATTAACTTAAAACAAAAAAAATATGAATGAAATTAAACAATTTGCAAAAGCTTTTATAGAAGCACAAAAAGAAATGGGGACTGCTACAAAAGATAGTAATAATCCATTTTTTAAATCAAAATATGCTGATTTAAACTCAATAAGAGAAGCTTGTTTGCCATCTCTTAATAAACATGGTATCGCTGTTTTACAGCCAATTGTTCAGGTTGAGGGTAAAAATTATATTAAAACTTTATTACTTCATGAAAGCGGGGAGTCAATGGAATGTTTAACTGAAATAATTTACTCAAAACAAAATGATGCACAAGCGCAAGGTAGTGGCATAACTTACGCAAGAAGATATGGCTTGCAGTCATTAGTAAATGTTGGAGCTGAAGATGACGATGGTAATAAAGCTAGCGAACAGGCAAAAAATAAAAAAGAATTTTTTAAAGAACCGCAAGGACAAATGAAAAATTTATCTAACATAGCAAGCGAGGAATTAAAAGCAAGTGCAGAAGAGCAAAAACTTAATAAATTAAAAGATGCTTTATCAAAAATGCAATCAACTCAAGAAATCGATGATTATCTTGCTAAAATAATCCAAGGAAAATCAAGAAGAGAAATTTTATCATCAATGAGTAAAGAAAATGTAGATAAAGCAATGGCGCTTATTAAATATACTCGTAATGATTTGTGGATTGACAAAGAAGAAAATGAAGATGAAATTGCAGTTGAAGGAGAAGCAAATGAATAACGAGGAATATTATTTTTTACTAGAGGAAGAATATTTAAACAAATTGGAGGGGAAATATAATGTTTAATATAAAAATAATAAAACAAAATTTATCAAAATTATTTAATGAGCCGTCATTTGAAGAATTGTCAATAAGACAGCATGTTGCGGATATTCAGGAAAAGGCTAATTTAAATATAGAAATTAATAAATTGTATAGAATTATAAGTTATTTATGTCGTAATTATGTTGCTAGAGCAGAAGAGGATTCAAAATTAAGTGATCCTATGTTTTGGGTTAATAATATTAACAAATTGGAGGGGAAATAGTATGAGTAAATTATTATCAGAAGCAATAAAATTAGCAACTAATTTTCACGATGGACAGTTTGATAAAGCGGGCGTTCCTTATATTTTGCATTGCATTAAGGTTATGCATTACTTAAAAACTGACGATGAAGAGTTGCAATGTATAGCAACTTTACATGATATTTTAGAAGATACTAAATGCACTGATTGTGATTTAGTAAAAGCTGGAATGACTCAAAGAATAATTAATGGCGTAATATCGCTTACCAAGGTTAAAGATATTTCTACTGAAGATTATTTAAGTCAAATTTTAAAAAATAAAGATGCTATAAAAGTTAAAATGGCAGATCTTCGCCACAATTTAGATATTCGTCGATTGAAAAGCGTTAGACAGAAAGATTTTGATAGGATTGTAAAATATCATCAAATGTATCAAATATTAAAAGGCAAAAATGACTAAAGAAAAAGTAAAATGTAAATGTTGCGGAAATATTTTTGAAGCTAGAACCGCTGACATTAAAAGAGGTTGGGGCAAATATTGCTCAAAATCTTGTAAAGCTAAAAAGCAAGAATCAAGAACAGGACAATTTAAAAACTTCCAAAATAGATTAAATTGGGATGAAGAAATTTTTATCGGCTACCAAGGGGGGGGAATATATGACTAAATTCATCTTTACCCCCGAATCTGATAAAATGGAGTTTGGCAACAAAGTTTATTTACATACCAAGGATTTAATGCAGAAAGGCAAAGAATTTCAGGTTGAATTTAAGCCTTTTGTTAAATCTAAGTCTTACGACCAGCTTAAGGGAATTCATAAGCTTTGCGAGATTTACGGCAATTATATGTCGGAGAGTTTAGGGGTTAAAATTAACTTTGAAAATGCTAAGGAGCAACTAAAAGATGATATTGGTTATACTCGATTGGCTAATAAAGATGAAGCTGTGGCAGAAACTTTAAAAATCAAAAGAGATTTAAAGCGAAAAAAACAAAAAATGACAATTAACGAATTTAATTCTTTAGTTGAGGGTTTGCAACAGAAATATCAAGTTCCAGCTTCATTTGCTGATGCAACTCTTGAGGAAATGCAGGGGTTAATCGAAAAAGTTCACGAATTGGGACGAGAAAGAGGTTGGCATAACTTGATTTTGACGAATCAGGAAATGCAAGAAATGATTAATTATTATCAACAAAAGGAGTAAATTATGGTAGAATATGCGTTAATCTTGTTTTTATTTACCCAAAGCGGGTATTTAGAGCAAACAACTAGTGTAAATTTAGGCTTTAAAACAGAAAAATTTTGCGAAGAAGCTGGGGAAAAAACTGGAGAAAAAGCTTTTAAAGAAGCTAATACTTTAGGAAACAAAAGTTATAGAAAAAAAGTTAAATTTGTTTGTGTAAGAACTAAATAATAATTTGATTATCAAATTTAATTGTTTTTAAGAAACAAACTATTTTGATTATCAACTAGAATAACAACTAAAATAAATAAAATATGGAAAATTTACAAAATTTATCACAGGTCGAAAAAAGAAAGTGGCTTGTAAAAGAAATGAAAGAAAAATGGCATTTAGACGAGGAAGATATTATAGATGGAGATTGCAAAGATAATGCAATAGTATGTGGCAATGCAGATATTAAATTTATCGATATTTTTAAAACTATCAATCAATTAGATTGGATAGGATTTGAAATAGGCGACATGGAGATTTTTATCGATGTAAAGATTGCTAGAAATCGCATAGACGAAAAGTGCTATTTACCAACACCCGACGAGTTTAGTATTGTCGGTGGAATAATTAGAATTTGGTATGATTAAAATTTATAAATAAAATATGAATAAAAAAATATTATGCAATTTTAAAAAATATAAGGCTAAAAAAGAATTAAAACATAAGCTTGAGAAAGCTAGATTTATTAATTTTTACGGCAATAAAATTGATTTAAGTCTTGGTCAAATTATAAAAGCCACTTGTTTTGATAACATAATTACTACAGTTTCTCTTTTCGATGATGAGCATGATACAGTGGATTGCTATATTGTGTTAAAATATCAACTTTTCTTTGAAAAAAGGTTATTTATTGGCGAAAATATTAGAAGCATTCGGGACAAATATTGCATTGAACTTAATGAATTTATCAACTCTGAGAAATTTACGGAACGCTTAAATAAATATAATGAATTAAAAAAAGAATATGATAAATTATAAAAAAAAACCAGTTATAGCAAATAAAACAACTGAATATATTGATTTAAAAAATATCGATAAATTAGTGCCAAAAGAATTTTTGCATAAAATTAATTTGTTGTTTAATAAAGATGTGGCAAAAGAGCCAAAAACAGCTAGTGAGCTACTTATTTATAGATTATCGCAATTAAAAGAAAGCGATATGCAACAATATTTTCATAAAGAATTTAATATTTTAGCTTGCGAAATGAATGCTTTAAATCAATTTAACAAACTTTGGTTTGTGCAAAATGATAATGGCGACACTTCTGGCGGTCAATTAACTCAAGTGCAAAGAATTGCTTTATACAAAAGAAAAAAGGCAGAAGGCTCTAGAAAAGGATTTCCAGACATTTCAATGTATTTTTACGCTTCAAATATAAATTATAGAGATACTGCATTTTGCGAGGTAAAAAGAATAGGATCGCCAAGTGAAATACATTTAACAAAAGAGCAATTGGACTGGTTTTTAGAACTAAATTCGATGAGTTTTGATGCTTATATTACTAACAATCCCATTTTCTTTAGAGATGTGGTTCTTAAAGAAATTAAAAGCAATTTTATGGAGGTTTAAATGTTATTATTAGATGTTTTACAAGATATCGCAATTATTTTTTGGTTTTTTGGCTCAAAAATAACCAATAAACTTGGTTTAGTTGGAGCGGTTTTATTTTGCATTTTTGTGGCTTTAAAAGTTTTAATAAAATTAATTTAGAGGATTAGTATGTTATTTATTTTAGTTTTTATTTTTATTTTTTCATATAGCATAATGTTCAAATGCTCGAAACAAAAGAAAATTGATTATGCCTTTGGTTGTATAATGTGTATGATTATTTTTGTTTATTTGATTTTTTATAGTTAATTACACCAGCTTTTTTTCTTATCGCCACTATAAACCCTTGCAAGCCCTCTTTTTAGCAATTCTTGAGCAATATCGACGCCACCAACTTTAACATTAGCAATAAGTCTTCCGCCGTACATGTCCCACTTTATTGGAGTTAAAAGCAATTCTTTATTACCGACCAAGTCAGTTGTGAATTTAGTTGCCTGCATTGCTAATTCATTTTCTTTTTTACATTTAGCCCTTGAGCCTTTTTCTGGCGTATCAATACCGTTGATTCTAACGCTTAAGCCAAGCTTTTTAATTAAAGGCGATTCCTTAGAAACATCAATTTTAATAGTGTCTCCGTCGGTTACTTTTAAAGGTTTATAGACATACATTTGCTCTTGAGCTTGTGCGGGAGTAACTAATAAAGCTAGTATTAAAAAAATTATCATATTAATATCCTTTATATTTAAAAATTAACTCAAGATTTTCTTTTTGGTTTTTGTCATCAATCTCTAGAATAAAATCTTTTTCACCCGTTATTTCATACATTTTTTCTAAAGCTTTTACTGATTGCCTACCGTAATAATCGTAAACAATTCCATTTGTAGAAAAATTATCTATTAAAGTTGTGCAAGGCAAAATACAACCCTCAGAATTATCTATTGAGTTTCCTGAATGTATCCTAACCCCTTTTCTTTCAGGTGTATTTTTAACAAGATACAATAACTTTTTAAATCTATTTGATTGAGTCATTGTGCATAAATATTCACCAGCCATAATGCAAGTTGATTCATCTGTATTAATGGTATTTGGATTATCTGAATTATTTTCTTTTCCTGCGTAAATTTTGGAAGGTTCTATTGTATAAAATAAAGGAGGAAAATTTGGTTTTAATGGATCAATTACAGCTCCAATTGTAGTGCCGTATTTAAAAACTTTACCTTCTTTTTTTACTTCGGAATAATTACCGTTATTGCAATAATATCTTTTAAGAATCAATTTTTTCATGACAATTATTATTTTTTAAACATTTATAAAAAATCAACATTTGTTCAGCCCAAATTTTAAACTGAATGGGTGTTGATGCTATTCTTTTTTGCTCTTTTTTACTAAAAGTATTACGCCTCGGATAATCAGGAAGCGTGTTGATATATTCTTGTAGTTGTTCTTGTGATAAACTTTTACTCAAGGGCTTTGAGCAAGAAGTCATCATCAAAATTACCACCATCATTATAGTCAATTTTTTTAGCATTTTTAGCTTTGTTAAGAGTTGTTTTTAATTCTTGGATTTTTTCTTGGTGAAATTCTTTTGTTTCTTCTTCAATTTTTTCATACTCTTTAACTTTGTTTTGAGTTTCAAAATAATTATTAACAAAGCCAAGAATAAATAAAAACAAAATTACTCCAATAACGCCTATAGCAAAGTTTTTGGATTTAAGAATTAAAGGCAAAATAAAACTAAGCATTATTTTTTTAAAAGTCCAGTTAATAAATTAATATTTCCTAAGCCAATAATCGCAAAGAAACCACTTCCAGCATAAAATAGGAACCTTCCTAAATTGTCAAATATTTCTTGTTTTACTGGCTCAGAAATGTCAATCCAAATAAAGATTAAATAAGATAATAAAGCAAGTAAATAAATAATTGAATAAATTTTAGCTCCTAATTCTTTTGTAAGCCACATATTAATTAAAGTTTGTTTGTTGTTAATTTTTCTAATACTAATTTCATAGTTTTTCTTGATTCTTCAGTTTCAGTATCTTTACCATGTTTTATGTCTCTATAAGCTTTTAAAAAACTTAAATCTTCTTCTAATTTTGATATCTTTTTTTCATTTTGTAGCATAAATTGTTTTATTAATTTGTGCGTTTCTTCGTCTCTTTTTTGATTTGCTATATTTGCTTTTTCAAAAGCTTCTTTTAATTGTGCAATTTGTTCTTTATTTTCTAAATTAGTTTTTTGCAATTCTTCATAATTTTTTTGCATTTCTTCATAACCCTCTTTTTTTTCCTTAACTGCAAAGATAAATTTTAAAAGCTCTTTAAACCCTTTAAATAGTAATTTTAAAAAATAAAAACCAATTGCAAATTTAGCAATAATGGCAAATATCGCTGGGTCAGTTAATTCTTTGATTTGGTTTATGAAGTCTTTAAAGTCCATTTTTTAAAGCTTGAAATTTTTGATCGATATATTCTTTAATTCTTGTTTCCGATGCATTAATTTCATTTTTAACAAAAATCCCCATATTTTCTTTATTTTCATAATCTTTGAGTTTGATAATTTTCTTTCTATTCTCGATTGCTAAATAAATAAAAAAAGAAACAAACAACATTGAAAATTCAGGTGCTTGTTTCATTAAGTTAAATATGGTAATAAAATCAATCATCGTTTCTTATATTTTGATTTACCAAATAATCTAACTGCAATATACATTGCGTAGCGTTTAAATTTGCTAACTCCTAAGCATTCAAGCCCTTGTAAAAAAGCCATGTCGGCATCGGCTCTAGTAATATGTGCGGGGGATTGTTTTGAGTATAAAAAGTCATGAACAACGGCAATTTCAATTCCTTTGCCCGTTTCGCTTTGAAAGGGCTTAAATAACTTAGGTGTTGAAAAACCATCAGTATTAAAACCAGCGGGAACGGTAATAGTATTTTCTTTACCTAAATATTCAAAAAAGTAAATAAAATCTTCTTGCAAAAGGAATCTTCCATTTACTATTTCGACTTTTAAATGTTTTTGAATTTTACATTCCATAATTATTCAAATTTAATTGCTTCGACTTCCTCAACAGTTTTACAATTGTTGATTTCAATTTCTTTTATTTTAAGAAGTTTATTATTGTTGATTTCTCTATTTTGGATATGATCGGCTATAGAAAATGCAACAGGAAAGATATTTACCACTCCCGCTTGTTCTTTATCTTTACCTTCTGCGTCTTTTTTGACAATAGTTGTAGAATATGGAACGATTTTTTGTTTTATGCAATTGTCATAAATTGTTTTTTCGCTTGCGTAATCAGTGCCAGTTTTTTTAGCAAGATTCATGCAACTTACATAATCCATGGTGCATTTATTTAACACGCTTTCAGGGGTCAAATTGCTATTTGGAATTGAATCAACATGCCAGTAAAACTTAACTTCAGCTCCAATTTTAAAGCCATCTATAATTTCAGGTGCTAGGTGAGATGTATATTTCTCTGTTTTTTTAGATAAAATAAATGCTTCGAGTTGAACAAGTTTATTATCTTTTGCTCTTTTTAAATATTCTTCTGGCGTGAATTCAGGCTCTAATTTACCGCCATTTTTAATAAACTCTACGCAAGCAAGATAATCTTGATTAGTTGCGTCAAATTGGGGGTTACTCTCATAAGCTACAAAAAATTGGTTGTTAAATTTATAACCTTTTTGACTCTTTAAATCTTGTACTTTTTCTATTTTCATAAATAATTTTAATTGTAATATTCTGTTATTTCTAGGTATCCATTTCCACCAGCACCGCCAGCAAAACCACTTGTTCCCGCCGTTCCTCCAACTCCACCGCTAGCAACAGCATAAGAATATGTTGCAGAAGGGTTTGAAATTAACGCTTCAATGTAAGCTCCAGCTCCACCGCCTGAACCAGTAATAATTGCTGTTGAACTAGCACCGCCACCGCCACCGCCCCCACCAAGTTTACCACTTAAGCCAGTTATCCCATTTGACATCGGTGCAATTCCTGAAATTGGATTTGAACCGCCAGAACCACCATACGCAAAAGCTCGCGCTTGTTCTGCTGATGCCCCATTGCTACCAGCAATATCTAAAATTGAAATTGCAGGGGAGCTAACAGTGGGTGAACCACCACTAGCACCTTGAGCATTAAAAGCGCCACCATTTCCGCCATTTGCGGTTAATAGCGAAGTGCCAAAAGTAGTATTGCCACCAGTTCCACCAGTTCCACCAGTAAGCCCTGAGCCACCGCCACCGCCACCCCCACCAACCATTCTTACTTTTAAATACAAAACATTTGCAGGAGTTGTATAAGTTCCTGAGCCTGATGTATATTTTGTAATTGTTGGCGGTGTAAAGCTAGCAAAGCTTGGTAATGAACTTGCTCCATTTGATTTTAAATATTGTCGACTAGTCCCTGCACCAGCATTTTGCAAAGATCCATTAGCTGTTGTTCCTGCACATACTACACCATAAGCCGTTGTTAAAGTTGTTAAACCCGTTCCTCCTTGAGGAACAGTAACTGCGGTATTGTCAGTTAAAATTGTTGCATTAGCATCAGGTAAGGTGTAAGTTTTTTCTGTGCTAGTTGCTCCTGTAAATTTTGTAAATCCATTTCCCGTGCCTCCAAAAGTTGAGGCAATAATTTGTGATAATGCTGCAGATCCATCAAAGTTATTACCATAAATTGATCTTGCAGTTTGTAAAGTGGTTGCTGTTCCCGCATTACCAGTTATATTTGTTTGGTCTCCAGTATTAGTTCCTGAAATTGTTGCGGCGCTAGATACGGTTAAATTACCAGATAAATCAATAGTTCTATCTACATCATTAATTTTTAAGTTTAATGTGCGTGATGCACTAAGAGTTTCATTTGGTTTTATAGTAAGTGCATTTGAAGTTGCACCTTTAACCACTAAACCACTTTGATTTAATGAGATAGAGGTTATATCTGTGTTTGCTCCTGCTTCTGCTAAAGTATAGCTTTTATCCTGAAAAGTGTATATTCTATTTGCAGTATTAGTATGCGTAGAATATGTGGTATAATAACCGCCATCATTTTTGTATTTAATATTTCCGTTACTATCGGCAAATAAAGCGGAAAATGCAGATGGAGGAGACGCGTCAGCGGATTGGTGTTTTAAATCAATATATCCATTACCAGCTGTTCCGTTTACTTGAAATGCAGAAGCATCAACTCTGCCATCTACATTCAAGTTATTTGTTGTTTTATTATATGTCAAACCAGCATCTCCACCTATACTTCCACTATCATTAAATTGAACTTGTGTATTTGTTCCAGCGGCACTTGCGGTTATTGACAAATTACCAGATCCTAAAATTGAAGTTGAATTTATTGTTTTAATATTTGTTCCAGAAACTAAAGTATCTTGTTTCGCATTAAGGGCATTTTGAAGATCTGTTTGATTTGATAATGTGCCACCAATAGAACCCCATGATGAAGAATTGCTATCAACATAAGATTTAGTTGCGGCTTGATTAGGCTCTGTTGGGCTACCACTTAATATTAACGCACCAGTCATTGTGTCGCCCGCTTTTTTTACTGCTCCTATGTCATCAGCTGTTGGCTCAACACCTGACAAACCCCTGTAAAGGCTTGATAATCCTTTCATAAATATATAAATGCTTAATCTTATTTACATTTACTCAAGAAACAATAGTCATTATTAATGTTTTAAATAAATATTCAACAATTATTTTAACTCTTGATACATATTTTCAAAAAATGTATGCCACTTACTGCTCAACTTTTCTTGGGAAGATGGAATACCAAAAGATGCACCAGTTGTTTTGTAACTTTTTTCAAAAAAATTATACCAAATTCTATCAATATTTTTGTTTTTATCAATTATTGGTTGTAAGGCGTTAGGTAAACCAATATTTTGCGCATAATTATTTTTTATTACTGTCTTAATTTGTTGAAAAAATGTATTCCATTCTGGCTTTATCATGCCGTTATCTTCAACTGGTTGGTTATTGTTTGGTATATTAATCATTTTCTGTTTCAATTTCTACAAAACAACCAGCAATTACAAATTTAGTTGGCTCAGTGTAATTTAGTTTTGCTATAAAAGAACGACCCTGCCCTATTTGTGTCCAAAATATCTCCGTCCAGTAAGAACCTTCCGTTCCAACTGGTTGCCATAATTCATTGCTAAATGTTTTACCGCCATCAATAGAAAACTTTCCCATAATTTGTGGATTTTGACCTTGTCCAGTTGCTATTCCAACGCCCGTTTCCATACAGACTATAAATCTTGACATTGTCATTCTTGCAAAATTTTTAAACAAGGTTGTTCCTATAACCTCTCTTTTAATTACGGCACCATTTTCAGTATGCAAATTATCTTTTAATTCATATATAACGCCCGTTTCAAAATCTCCTATTAAATTTTTATTGTTAAAATTTATATAACAATTTGCTTTCCATCTGCCACTTTTTCCCGCATTGTTAATACTTTCCCTTTCATGCCATAATTCAGTTGATATATCGTATTCCCAAGTTTTATTTGCTGATGGAAAAGTGATACAATAAAATTTATGTCCTCCTAAAATATAAGTAAAAGCTATAGCATCATTTACGACTGAGTATTTTTCAATTTCTTGAGAAATAGGAAATGTTGAAATAGGTTTTAATTGATAGCCAATTGTCTGATAAACGATTTTATCGTTCCCTAAAAAGAAAAATGAGTTATCTAACGTGGCAACTGAATATTTTGACGCGCAACCTTTTTCAATATAAACACCTTCTTTTCTTTGAAATAGAGGGCTGCCTGTTCCAGTATTATAATACACTTGAATTATATCTTCTTTAAAAAACCAAAGTTCTAAATTATTTTGATAAACTCTAACAATTTTTGATGAATTAGCCTCAACAGTTGCTGCATTTAATGCATTCCAATTTTCTGTCGTGTTAACATTTGACCATTGAAATTCATTTGAATCTATTAAAGCAGATACAGTAAAGCCGTCAAGTGTTGTTATTGAGCCAGAATTATTAAAATCTCCATCTGTTATTTGCAATAATGATCCCGCAGTGCTTGTGCAATAATAAGTAATACCGCCTGGAAATTGTATTGTAACTTGAGTGCCATTGTCAGTCATAATGACTTGACCTATTTGAGTTGTTATTTCGCCAATTAAAGTCTTTGCTTTATTTGAGTCAACTTTAAAAACTTTATTTCCCGCTACAATAAATAAATCTCCATTCATAACATGCATTCCATAAATTGGCAAAGAAACTGCAGTATCTAACCAAACATCAAACCCCGCTGTTCCTAAAACCATATTAGGAAATGCACTAGTTTGAGGCGTTATTTCAGCATAACAATTAACTAATCGTTCAGCAGATATTAAACCACTTTTAGCTTTATATGAATTTACTCCAAAATGTATTTGCTGGATCATTATTTATATAAATTATAAGTTGGGACAAAGTAAATTGAATCTTCTCTATCATACCCTTTTAAATTACGCAACATTTCATCGTATGTTCTTTTAATTTGTTCAGATTTTGTTTTGTCAATTGAAAAATCATAAGATAAACGAGAAGCTAAACCAAAAGCTAAAGTTTCAGCCCATTCAATAGGAAAATCAGGATTGTCATTGCCTGTATTTAAATCAAAAAACATTTTTTGAAATGTAAATTTAATTGTATTAGAAGCATCATCTGGAGCTTGATACAAATAAATTGTTCCCGAACTTAATTGTTTGTCGTAATAGAATTGAGTTGGTTGTCCAATTACCGTTTTTTGAGCAAGATTGAAATAATCACTTCTAGCAAGCTCATTTAAAGGAGTATCATAATTTGAAGAATCTCTCCTCCTTGCTGATGTTATTGCTTCGGGGCGTGTAATTTTAGTTTGGTAAACATAAACAGTCGCCGCGCTCGAAACATTATCGGTTAGGGCAGCGGTTAAGGTAATGGTTGTGCCAGCAATGTTAGAAATAGTTGTCCAATGCAAATTACCATCATTTTGCATTATTCCTATGTTGTATCCAATAGTAAATCCACTTGCACTAGTAACTACAATTAAGTTTGCTCCACTTGTTGCTGTTGCATTAGTTGTGGTTTGGGCAAAAGATTCTGTTGCGTTGGCGGTTGTTCCATCTAAAATATAACTTTCTTGACCTACTTTTAAAAATAAAGTTCCCTCGGCGTATTTCCAAAGATAAACACCTTCACTTTTTAAGCCTTTAACATATAAATTTAACGCTTCTGATGCTTCGTTAATTTCTTCTGCAGTTAAATCTCTTCCCCGAGTTTTAATTCCTATAATTTTATAAGCACGATTAATTATATTATTTCTTGTTTGTGCAAATGTATTTGTTCCTGATACAGCCATATTTTAAAAATCAATGTTAATATTTTCTAATTCCTCTAAAGTCGTGCAAGCTTCTATTTCTTTTAATTTTTCAGCATATTTAGCATAAGCAAAATCTTCTCTTTCAATAATTTTTGCTAATAATTGTTTGGCTTTATTTAATTCTAAAGCAACTGCCTCATCAAAAGCATTGTTCCAAGAAAAAAAAGTATTACTGCTTTGTAAAATAACTTGAATTTTATTCGATAATTTATTTTGGGCTGATTCCGACCCTTTATAAATATTTTCTTCAAAAACAAAATTAGAATATTGAAAAGTCTGACGATTAAATTTTAATTCGTTCTTTTTTTCTTTTTTTAATTGTTCTAATAAAATATTATTAGGAATTATATATTCTTGAAAAATTCCATCAACAACGCACATTTGTTTACCTAAGGCAATTTCATGTTGTTCTTTAGTAATTTCAATAAATGGCTCGGGAATTAAAGAATAACTTATTGAGTTAGGATAATATCCTTTTACTAATGTTGTTTTTATATCGTAATTTACTTTTATTGTCATATTTTTTAATAATTAATAATTAATAACCAATTGCAAACCCACGAATTTGAGTGATGGTTGAATCTACATCGTAATTAGTGATTAATAAATTGCTTGTTGTTGTAGCTATTGCCGATGGAGCAACGCATTGATCGTTGACACCAAAGCTAACTGGTTGAACTGAAGCATAAAAAACTTCATTCGGGAAAGTTATTGGAAAAGTAATATTTAAAGTTCCGCCTCCAGCTGCTATTGTAGTAAGAGACCTACCCCATTGTTTTATTAGCCCATTGGGCAAAAAACTATATCCATCGTTTCCATTTGTGCTAGTAAAATAATTACTAAAAATAGCTACCCATTTTGCTAGAGAAGAATCGTATCTTAAACCATATAAAAGATTTGTATTTCTAAGATAATTTGTTACTTGACCAAAAGTGATAATATTACCAGTTGTAGTAATGTTAATATCTCTTAAACTGTTAGCTGAGCGAATAAAAATAACTTGTCCATTTTGCCCACCATTAATTGTATCTAAATCATCGGAAGACGCTGCTCCCTCGGTATCTAATGCATAAGAGCTGGAATTATTAGTTAAAGTTATTACCCCCGCTGAAATAGTTAATTCAGTTGCGGATCCTGATAAAAGGGGTAATGAGTTAGGATTTAAAACAACTATATCAACGCCATCATAAGTGCAAAAATATCTTTGGTTAGCTTTTAAATCATTAGCTTTTAAATTAATTTTTGTTCCTTGTTGCGTATATTTCT